CCATGCGTGGCCAGATTGGCACGGTCAAGGCGTGGATGCCAACCGATGACGGCATCGATGTCGAAATCGAACTCGACCGTCGCAACAAGTACGTCGGCGACGTGATGAAGCTGGTCAAGTCGGGAGCTCTCGGGCTTTCGACGGGTGCACTCAGTCATCTCGTTGTCCGTGACGGTGGCGAAGTGAAGCGCTGGGTCGTCGGTGAAATCTCACTGACGCCAACGCCCGCAGAGCCCCGAACTCTATCCGCAGTCAAGCGCCATCAGGACACGGTGTCGAGCGATGCTGGCACCACGTCAGGCGATGACCATACATCAGCATCACAGCAAGGAACAGAACCTACCATGTCAGACATCAAAGACGCAGTCAAAGCCGCCATCAATGAGCTGGCCGGCGAACCCGTCAACGGCGGTACTTTTGTGCCAGCCCCACAGCCCACCGTGAAGTCCATCGCCGTCGATAACGACGAAGACCCCTTCGCCAGCCGTGACTACGAGCGTGCCTACAAGAGCCTGATCCGTGGCACCGCCACCGACGACTCCATGCGCATCCTTCGCAACGCCTCAGCCGTGGCATTCAAGACCATGACCGAAGGCACCAACAACAACGGTGGTTTCACCGTTCCCACCACGGTCAACCGTGACATCGTGGCACGCCGTGACGACATGTCACTCCTTGGCCAGTTCGCCTTCACACGGGTGACGACTGAGTCATGGAAGCACATCATGCCCGCACAGTCAACGAAGGCGACCCCAGGGATTGTCGGCGAAGGTGTGACCGCCACTGCCAGCGAGCCCAACTTCGCCAACTCGAAGACCATCCAGCTGTACAAGGACACCCTCGAGTTCGCATTGTCCGATGAGTTGCTCAGCGACACATCGAGCAATCTCGAGCAGTTCCTCCAAGTGGAAATCGCGCGCGCGATGGCCGTGTCAGCGAACAGCTACATCATCCTTGGCACAGGATCAAGCCAGCCATTCGGCTTGGTGACTCGTGTGACCAACTCGGTTGCCCTTAGCGCCACCGCATACACCAACGCACAGGTTGTCGCACTCAGCACCGCCGTCAACGGCAACTACTTGCAGAACGGTGAGACGGGCTGGATCATGCGCAACGCCACCTGGGGCGCCATCCGCACGTTGGACCTGACCAACTACCACCCGTTGACCATGATTGAAAACGGCGTCCGCAAAATCGAAGGATGGAACGTCGCCCTCAGCGAGAGCGTTGCGGCCATCGGTACGACCAACAAGTCGAGCTACTTCGGGAACTTCGCCTACTACGCCTTCTGTGAGCGCACCAGCGGCGTGCAGATTGACCGCTGGCGTGACGTACGCACAGGCATCACGTACATCGTGGCGTCATGGCGCTACGGTGGCGACGTGACCCAGCCCGAAGCCTTCGCTGTCGGTACACACGCCTAAGGAATGACCATGGGGGCGGCGGTGTGAATCGCCGCCCCTAACAAGGAGATGCCACATGGAAATCCAACTCATCCACCGTCTTGTCCACAGTGACGGCAATGTCCACACCGTGTACGAGCCTGGCGATATCTACGAGTGCAGCGCCGCCGATGCAAAGATTCTCATCGAGCAAGGGAGCGCCGTCGCCCTCGAAGAGGTCAAGACCGAAAAGCCGAAGCCGAAGAAGGTGTCATAGTGGCGTACATCACCGCAACCGACCTCAAAAACTACATGAAGATCAACGGCAACTCCGACGACACCCAGCTGGCACTCTTTGCAGACCGTGCCCAGCATGTCGTGGACAGCTACACACACCGCGTCTTCGAGTGGGCAGGTGCAGGGACGGTGAAGAAGTTCACGCCGACATCGTATCTGGACGGCGGCGACCTCTACGACATGTACACGCTGTCCCTTGGGCTGAATGAATTCTATGAACTCACCAGTATCACCAATGGCAACGGTGTGGCCATATCGACCAGCGACGTCGTGCTGTTGCCACAGAACATCACGCCGAAGTACGCCATCCGCATCAAGAGCAGTGCGAACACCACATGGACGTACACGACGACCATCGAGGAGTCGGTCAGCATTACGGCGAAGTGGTCATACAGTGCGAGCGCACCGGCGGACATCGTACAAGCGGCGTTGCGCATCGGGGCATATCTGTATCGCCAGCGTGACGGCACGCCAGACAGCGACCGTCCCATCGTGTCCGCCGACGGTGTTGTGTTGTCGGCGCCGCGGATTCCCTCGGACGTCCTAGAGTTACTGCGACCGTATCGGCGGAGGTCATAGTGGGTAGTCAACTCTCCACCATCGTCACCGCCATCGCTGGCATGACCATCACGGGGTACGCCTATGATGTCCACGTCGGCGATGAGATGCGCAACCACTTCGACATCGCCAATGTGCCGTGCAGAGTTATCAATGCCGTGGGCTTCGCTTCGTCAATGACCAAAGTGCAGACCTTCGGTTCTGGCCACGTCATGACGACGGAGTGGACCATCACCGACATCGCGCTGATTCGCAAAGCGGGCATGGGACTTGGACTGAAAGATATTCAGCCTGACCTCCAAGGCTACCTCGCAGCGTACCACGATGCGGTGCGCACCCTGGTGGCGAATCGGTGGACGTTGACACGGTGCCAGCTGCGGTCGTCGGTGCTGGAATGGCCACAAGCGTCGGGCTCGTGGCATGACGCAGTGACGGCGACTTTGACCATATCGGAAATCATCGAATAGGAGACTAGACCATGGCACAGACAACTGGCGCCGTCAACGGTGCCGCCGCTACGGTATCAATTTACAGCGGTGCCGCATATGTAGACATCAGCGGGTCATCGCAAAGCGTCGATGCGGTCACTGCGACCGTGACGACTGGCGAAGCGTACACCTTTGACGGAAACTTCGCTATCACCACCATCGGCAAGTATGAGCCCGTCGAGGTCACGGTGAACATTGTGTACACCGAAACATCGAATGAATCATGGCAACTTGCTCGTGCAATCTTTGAGGGACGCACGGCCACACAGGTCAAGTGGGTACCCCTTGGCGCTGCGAGCGGTGCCGACACCTACGAGACAAAGACCGTGGGGTACATCACATCCATCGACTACCCACCAATCGACGCTTCAAGCGCTGGACCAATTATGGTCAGCTTCACCGTGCGTGCGCCTGGCATTACCTACACCAGCGTCACGTAGTTCAGAGGGCTAGGCGGAGGTCACGGCATCGCCTCCGCCTCGCCATGATGCCGAGATGCCGAGGAGATGCCATGTATACGATTGATGCCGACAAAGTGACCATCCGCGATATGATTGCACTGCAGAAAATCGGGGGCGACATTGAATTGGCTATGCCGATTCTGCGCAAGTGCGTCATCGTTGACGATGGTCGAGACCTCGAAGATTTGCCTGCACGTCACCTGCGTATCATCATGCAGGAGCTGTCGAAGCGCCTCGGCGCCGACGCCTCACTGGGAAACTAAAGGCGCAGACGATGGCGCATCTCTGGACGTCATCGCCTGCACCACTGGAATACATCGAACTCATTTTGTGTCGTGATGTGTATCACTGTCCGCCGTCACAGCTGCCGCCGTGGCACATCTGCCAGCAGGCACTCACGATGATGCAGGTCGAGGCGGATGTGAGAAAGCGAAGGAATCGTGGCTGAAGAAACGGTCATTATACGATTTACCGGCGACGCCTCGAGCGTCGAGTCCGCCGCCGACCAAGCATCAAAAGCCGTCGGCGGTCTGGAGTCTACGGCCAAGACCGCCGGCAAAGGCTTCGACGTCCTCGGCGAAATCGCTACCGGTGCGATGCGTCGCATTGGCGAAGCCGCCATCAATGCGGTCGGCACGGGACTGTCGATGATTGGCAACGTTATCGGCGACAGCATCAAAGAGGCGACGGAGTTTCAAAATGTGTTTGCCCAGACCCAAGCCGTCATCGAATCCACGGGCATGGCTGCGGGCTTCACCGCCGAAGAAATGGCGGGCTTAGCCAGCGACCTGAGCGCTGCATCGGGCATGTCGCTGTTCAGCGATGACGCCATCCTCGGCGCCACCAATGTTTTGGCCACATTCAAGGAAATCCAAGGTGTCCAATTCGAGAACGCTACGGCGGCAATTTTGGATATGTCGCAGGCGATGGGCATGGATTTGCAGTCGGCGACAGTGCAGGTCGGCAAAGCACTCAATGACCCCATCGGCGGCATCGGTGCATTGTCCCGTGTCGGCGTGCAGTTCACCGAAGACCAAAAAGCCATGATCGAGGAGATGGTCGCATTGGGCGACGTCGCAG